CTTCATCGTCGACCAGAACAGGTTGACCTTGCTCTCGTCCTTCGCATACGCATCGCGCCGGTCCAGATAGCGCTGCGTGATGCGGTTGGCGTCCGTGTGGAACTTCATCAGCTCCTGCTGCGACGCCTGAATCTCAGTCGACCAACGCTGCGCCAGACCCGCCGGGGTGCTTTGGAAATCGCTTGCGCTGGTGATCTTGGCGTTGGTTTCCATCACCCGATCCTTGTGCTCTGTTGGGGACCGCAGTCCCAGATGTCGTCAAGGGCGAACGCATAGTTCATGCTCTTGACCACAGGTGTCGAGATTTTAGGACCGGGGTGCGATTTCGCCATCACCGGGCGCGCAGCGAGCGCGAGATACCGGAACGAGTCACTCGCGTGCGAGTGCTGGTCGTGCTTGGGCCGGTTGCGGTAGGTCTGGGTCTTCTCGTCCCACTCCCGCATGTAGGCGCGGAGGTGGTCGACGCCGTCGTAGGTGACCTCCTCGTCAAACCAGCACTTGGGCAGCACCAGCCGCGCGGCCTCAATGCCGTCCTGCAGCGACATCTCGGGCACCAGACGCGGCCGGATGCCGTTGGCCAGGAACTGCTCGATGATGGATTTTCCCGTCTGCAACGACTTGGCGCGGGCATCGTGAGGCAAAAAGACGCCCTCCGCGTTGACCCGGTACGGGCGTGACTTTACCCAGTCGATGTAATGCTGGATCGGCTGGTTGTCCGCTTCGTAGAAGTCGACGATGCGATACCCGTCGCGCGTCTCCTGCCATCCCCACCAGCTGCAGCTGTCGGTGTAGCCCAGGTCGGCCACCAGGTTGACCGGGAACGCCGGGTCGACAGGGAACTTTCCGATCCGGCCCTGCTCGTAGGCGTCGCCGATCTGCTTGGCGTAGTACGCGCCCGGCACCGCGGCATCAAACGAGCACTCGTACTCGACCTCAAACGCCTCCGGCGTCATCTGCGCCTTGGCGTCGCGCAGTTCATCAGGGTGGATGATGTTGGTCTTGGACGCGGGCAGCTCCAGCAGCATGTGCGTGGCCGGGTTCAGCCGCGCCTCCTCGCGCAAATTCCAGAACAGGTTCTTGCCGCGGGGCGTGCCGGCAAAAATCGCCCACCCGCGGCGGTCTGACAGCGCCGGGCGGATCACCGTGTACCAGGCGCTGGGCCTCATGTCGCCCACCTCGTCCAGCACCGCGCCGTCGAAGTACATGCCGCGCAGGGCGTCGTAGTTGTCAGCGCCCGCGACGTAGATCGTCGACTCGCCCTTGTGGCCGTTGTTAATCGAAATCTTCAACTCAGATTCGTTGGGCGGCCTGGTCCAGAACGGCCGCGTCAGATCCTTGAGGTAGCCCCACGCCACCCGCTTGGCCTGGTCGCGCTGGGGGGCCAGGTAGGCAAACTGCGGCTTGGGCAGCGCTGTCTCGAGCGCGCCCAGGACCAGGTCGGCGCACATGGCCACCGTCTTGCCGCAGCGTCGGTGCGCCACCACCACCGTCCAGCGGCGGTCGCGGTTGTGCAGCGGCAGGAACACCTGGCGCGGTTGGTATTCCTGCAAATTCATGTCGCGGTGTTGATGTTCATCCGCGCGTCAAGCGCTGGATCTCGCGGTCGATGTACCAGCGCGCCTTGCGCAGGTCCTCCACCGGGCTGTTGGATTTCAGCCCCGCGCGCCAGACGTACTTGATCGCGTTGCCCAGGCAGAAGTTCATGTGCTCGGTGATGTCGATGCACTCCACCCCGCTCGGGTGGGCGGTGTAGTGGGCGGGGTGGTTGACGGGGTCGTGTTGAGGTTTGCTCATAAGGTTGGTCGGGGGTAGAGGAAAAGGGGCGGGGGCCCCTGCTGCGGCCGCCCCCTCCCCCGTCGCCTCGAAGGGGGGTAGGGGGTCAGGAATCGCCCCGGCCCCGCAGTGCCCCGCGCACGGGCCCAGGATCGCGCAGGAGACGCGATCGCAGAGCAGGTCAGGCCAGGGCCCCACCTAGCCCTCCGCGGGCCTTGTAGGCCGTTCTATCGCGTCGGCATCCGGCGCCTGGCCACTGGCCGGCACCCCCTCCGCCCCTGTGCCCGGATCAATGATCCGGTACGTGCCGTCGTTTTCCCGTTGCAGATCAAGCACTTGCGCCGGCTGGTTCTCAATTTGTGCCGCAGGTGTGCCCACTTGCCGCTGCGATAACCAGCCCAGCTCCAGCCTGATACCGCCGTCCACGTTGGCCTGGACCTGCAACGGCAGCGCCTTGTTGACCATGGCCGCGAAGATCTGCCGGTCGCCCAGGCTGCCCTGCGCGCGCTCCACCAGCCAGGCCGCCAGGCCCTTGGTGCCCTTGCTGTCGGTCACCTGGCTGGCCGCGATCTCGACGGCCTCGCGGATCGTGCGCGTGACCTTGTTGGGCACGCCCTTAGCGCGGCCCGCCGGCAGCTCGCGCCCGTCAGGCGTCCGCATGACCGGCCTCTTGACCGGCTCAACTTTGGAGCGCGCCTCCTCAGCCTGATGTTGCGTTTCCATCATGCCGCCATTTTCTCACCAACGCGCCAAGCAAAAGGGCCGCCCACCTGGAGCAGCCCCTTGTGCGTTTCGGTGCGCTCGCACCTCACTCGCCACACGGCGAGTGTATCACTGCTAGCGCAAGCGCTCGCACCCCCTCGCAGGGCCTGGCCCCCGCCTTTAGGCGGCGGGGCCATGCCAGGCCTCCCTGCTGCGTCAGCATGCGCCCGCACTGCGAGCGCACTGCTAGCGCATGCGAGCGCAGCCCCGATCAATCCCCGCAGAAGCACGACAGCGTCCCCTCGTCATTGAACATATCGGCCTGGTCGACCATGAACCGATGCAGGTCCGAGTAGCTCGGCCGATCGCTGCGGAAGGTCGCCCCAACCGCCTGCTCCTGTCGCGCCCACCACACCGCGCGCTCGGGCTTGTCCTTGACCAGCCCCGCGATCTGCTGCGGGCCCTTCATGAAGCACAGGTCGCAGTTGCCCAGCGCCGTGACGCCGTTGCGGAACTCCAGCTCCAAATCGAACGGCTGAGCGCGCCAAAAGGCCTGCACATCGGCCTGGGTGACGCCCGCGCTGACCAGCGGCAGCAGCAGACCTCGAGCGCGCAGCTTTGGCACGCGCCTGGGCTCATCAGCGCGCACGCCGACCATGGTTTCCCAGTCGCCTGGGCCCAGCAGCCGCTCGATGGCCTTGCCCTTGAGCTCCTCGCTGCAGAACCTGGCCACGGGGTTGGGCAGGTAGCTCTTGGCGGCGATCAGCTCGGCGAAGGGCTCGCCGGCTCTGCTGGCTGTCTCAAACGTCACGCGCTTGTACTTGGGCGCCTCGCGTTGGTATTCCACCCACGTGATGGGAACTCCCCAATGCTCTGAGCACGCCTGCACGAACCGCAGTGTGGCCTCGTCCTCCTTGCCGGTGTTAGCGAAGGTGACGACGGCCTCGGGCGGCAGGCCCTGGTTGGCCTGCAGCACTCGCCACAGCATGTAGGCGCTGGTGCGGCCACCTGAAAAGCTAATGCAGGTCTGGCTGTCAATTTTGAAAGGGTCACGCATCGCTGCTGCCCCGCCACATTGCCGGAGCCCCAGAACCCTGCGCAGCCCGCATCCGGCCCACCTCGGTCAGCACCACGCAGCGGTGCTTCTTGCGGTGCTCGTTGATGTATTCCTGCTCCTGCACCAGGCCGTCGCGCTGGAGTTCAAACAGCATCGAGAACAGCTCGCCGCGGTCGAACCCTGCCGGGAAGTCAGCCGAGCGGCGCAGCACGGTGTAGGCGTTGTTGTTGGACTGCGCGGACATCGACAGCCGCTGGCCTGCGCGCTCGGCGTCCATGACCATGCGCAGAATCGCAGCGCGTTGCGTGTTGCGCATCAGCGCTGCCGCAGCAGCATGGCCAGGGATGGTCCCGAAGCGCTTGAACGTCTTGCTGCCCTGGTCGAACTCCACGCGCAGCTCGTCCTGCAGCGGGCCCAGGTTGCACTTCTCGTGGCGCACGGTGACGACCTGGCCATCGCGGACCATGGCCCAGCGGCTGCGCGCTGAGTTGTTCCAGGCCGTCGACCCTGAGAACGTGCTGTTGGTGTCTTGGCCGGCGCCCATGCGCACGCTGGCCTTGTCGACGTGGGCCAAGAGCAGCACCGCCGCCCGGGTGACGTGAGCGATCAGGTTCAGGGCCCGCATGAAGCCCCTGACTGCGGTTCGGTCGTTCTCGTTGTCCGCGAACACGTCGCTGGCGTTGTCGATCACGATCACCTCGGCGCGCGTGCGCACCGCGGTGTCGGCCAGCCACTGCATGCGCTCGGTCGGGTGGCCATCGCGCCACAGGACGCAGTCGGCCTGGGTCAGGTCGTAGACGGCCATGCGCCCGGCCAGGTCACGCATGGCCACGCCCTGGTCCTGGCAGATGTTGGCCACGCGGAAGTGCACCGTGCGGGCCTCGTCCTCGCCACTGAGCACCAGGACCCGGCTCTGCTTGGTGTCGATGCCCATGAACTGCTGCCCGGTGGCCAGGGACACGCCGAGCTGCAGGCTGAGGTTCGACTTGCCCACGCCTCCGTTGGCGGCCAGCAGCGTCACCGTGCCCTCGGGCAGCCAGCCCTCGAGGCGCCAGGCCGTGGGCTCGGGTTGCGTCGTGGCCAGGTTGCCCCAGTCCATGGGCACCAGGTCGCCGGGCTTACTTTCTGTCGGCACTTGTTCGTCATTGCCGAGGTTCAGGTTCACCGTGATGCTGGGCGGCTTGCGGTTGTCAGGCGCGAACTTCTCCGCGCTCTTGACCGCCCGCTCGATCTCGTCGTACCGCGACTGCCAGCGCCGGATCTCCTCCTCGGGCCCGGTGGGCTTGACCTGGTGCATTAGGTCGCGCAGGAACTCGACCGCCGCGCCCGGGAACATGCCGTTGCTGACCAGGCTAGCGGCCAGCCGCGTGATCGACTCGTGATACACGCGCTCACCCACTGGCGCAGTCAGCCCCGCGATCATCTCGCCGGCGTGCACGCCCTGCCCTGACGTTGATGCAGATTTAGTGGTCTGCGCATCAGACGCCGCGCGCAGGTTGTCCAAGTCGATCCCGATCGCGTGGCAGGCGTCCTCGAGGGACCAGCGCACGCTCGGGCGCCAGGTGTCCAGCTGCACCGCCCACTCGCCGGCCGCGCGCGGCTTGGTGTTCTGCCCGACTGGCAGCCGGACATAACGCACCGCGTTATTACCGGAGCGGTCAGCCTTGATGAACCCCCGCGTGGCCAATGCCTGCATAAGTAGATCTACGAGCTGCCTATTCCGGGCATCGGGGTCATCAAGGTCAATCAAGATGCCGACCTGGAACTTGCCCGGGCTGGTCTGGATCGCGTAGCTGTAACCCTGCAGGTCCTGAAGCTGAACGTCATCCAGCACCAGCACCGCAAGCCGAACGAATGAATCCTTGCGTCTGACGATCTCGCCGTCCTCGGTGGCCGCGAGAACGGCAGTGCAGAAATATGTGTTGTCTTGTCCGCTGCGATCAATGAGAGCCGCCTGCTGCGGCGTTCCCTTGTAGAGCCGCCCAGCCCACACGGCCGGCGGTGCGTTGCTGGGGTCTGCGCGGAACGTGCACACCCAGCCGTGTGTGCCCTCCACAAGCTCGCCGTAGATCTCGGCCAGGAAGTCGCTGTTGGTCATGGTTGGTGCTCCGACAACCATGGCTACACCTCAACGGCCACCAGCTCCTCGATCTTGATGCGCACTTTCTTGTCGCGCGCAATCTTCATCAGCTCCGGCCAGTGCCGCTGCGGGATCTGGCCCCCAGTGCCCTCGGGCCGCGGCTGGCACCAGCGGCTGAGGGTGCTCTTGTCTAGGTTCAGGCGCTCAGCGACCTCGGTTTTGCCGCCCAGGCGCTGGATGACGTCATAGGCCGGGGACAGGGTATGGATCGTGGGAATTGGCATTTGCACTCCGTGATGTTGTTGCCGCAATCTTGAGGCTGCTCATTGTATGAGGTTGACGCAACATGGAGAGACTGCCACTATCTAGTCCCTGTTGATTAAGAAGCGGCTCTTTCGCTTTGCGTAGCTATGAACACACAATGGTTTCGTGATCGGCTTGCCGACAAGAAGTTGTCGCAGAGAAGGTTGGCGAAGATGTTGGAAATTGACCCAGCAGCGGTGTCCCTCATGTTCAGAGGCATGCGCCGTATCACGCCCCACGAGGCGCACCAGATCTCGGTCATTCTCGGCGTGCCCTTGAACGAGGTAATGCGCAACGCCGGCATCGAGGTGACCGAGGACGTCAGGCGCTGCCCCGTGGCCGCGCACGTGGATGAGCACGGTGTGGTTACGACAATGCCACCGCGAACTCACGACGACGTCATTGGCCCTGGTGACTGTCCTGTTGGGACGTTCGCAATTCAGGTGCGGTCGCACTCGAGCACCAAGGATGGGTGGCTGCTGTTCTTGACGCCCGCCCAGGTGGCGCCTGCAGAGAACATCGACCAGCTGTGCCTGGTGGCCACAGGCGACGGCCGGCAGATCCTGGCCGTAGTGCGCCGCGGCTACCGCCGGGACACGCACAACCTGATCATCTGGCCCTCCAACGAGATGATCTCCGACGCCTCGATCGTCTGGACCTCCACGGTCCTCTGGATCAAGCCCCTGTATTGACCTGATCGGGCCTAGGGTATATCCCTAGTAAAAAGTTTGTGTTGGTATTGAGAAAAGCCAAACATGGAGATATAGTCACTCCATCGCAACACGAACCGGAGCCCGAACATGAACCAAGCCCAACAACTTTTGCAGCAGATCGCCGCACTGCCAAACACCACCCTGTTCCCATTCAGCCAGGGCGGCGGCTACAAGATCTGCGAGCAGCGCCCCAGCGGCGTGAGCCTGACCAGCGTGTGGACTGATCGCAAGTCCACGGTCGAACTGCTGCAGTCCTACCTTTCTCGCCGCCAGGCCACCAGTGCCTGACACCCCTCCCCCGGTCTGGCCCTTCCCCACCTACAAGGGCCGGCCCTACAAACCGCCCCGGCAAGCAAAGCAAGACCCCTTCAAGAAGTACCCGCCGGCTCCCTTCTGACCCACGACAGGACCCACACCATGCTTCGACCCTCTCACTTCCGCACGCCCCGCACCATCCACGA